GGTTACATAAAATTCCGAACCTCGCCTATGTCGGACGCGGCCCGGGAGGCAGTCCCGGATCGCACGGGCGAGTGCGGTGCCCGCGGGCGGGCTTGCAATCCGTCTTACTCGGCCGGCGCCAGAGGCACTAACTAGCTGAAAATTATAACGAAATCGAAAAGCGGCGATCTTTTTCTCGCCGCTTTTTCTCGTAGGAATTCTGAAGTATTTTCAATGGCTCAAAAGCATTCCTTTTAACTAGATGTAGCACGTCTGCAACATGGACGACGACAAAGACGGCCCCGGCACGTTCAGCATCAACGACCAGCCGGTCGATTTCAACAATGACGCCGAGCTCCTTCAGATTTTGAAAGACGCGCGGCCGCGACATCAGCAGCGTGAGCTGACGCCGGAAGAGCGCGCCGAACGCCGTCGCCTGGTTTCGGCTGCTCGGGGGAAGGCCAACGCCATCACTACGGCACGTCGTGCGAAACGGCGGGCTGCGGAAGTCGAAGACTATGGCCGTAGTTTTGAGGGGTATGTGCAGAAGAATTGGGAGCGGTTTTCTGGAAGATTACAAGCTGAATATAACGAGCTGCGTCGGGTACGCGGCCTAGCACCCCTGTCACCGGTGAAAATACCGGTGAAACCCGAAGAGTACGTAGCTCCACCGGAACAGCTGCGGCCGTTCGATCCGAACGATCCAGAAGTCATTGCCGCCTACCTCGAGTTTTGCGGCGATGGAGATCAGGCTGAGGAGTGGAAAAGGATCGCGAAGCAATCGGCGATCCAGCAGGCGCGCGATCAGCTAGACACACAAAAGCCTAGGCTGACAAAGCGGGATCTAAACAAGGAGAGACTCTGGCGTGCGATCGCCAAGTTCGTTGATGTTGCCCAATCAATGCCAGAAGAAAAGCGCAAGGACTGGCCTCGCAAACGTATCATCGGCAAGGCCTGTGATCATTTCGGTGTGAGTCCATCAACAGTTGAAGAAGCCATCAAGCAATACCGGAAAAAATTTCATTTCACCGACGGATCGATGCTCACTCCAGCGAAGTGAATTTCGCTGAGTAAATAGCGGCGGCTCAGCATCTAACACCAAATAATTCGGTTTCTATCTGAGTGTTTCGGAATTCACCGGAACGCTTCTCAATGAGCAATTTCGACAAGTACTGGGACGAGCCCGTTTACGGGGCGGCCTCGATTGCCGAGATTTTGAATCTACGAGACGAGAACGGCGAGCCCGATCTCACTCGCACTTACCATGTGCTCTCAAGCGGCTACGTCGACGCTGACAAAATGGGGCGCATTTGGTGGAGCACGCGCCGCCGCCTCCTGAAACCTGAAACGGCGAGCTGTTGAAGGAATTCCGCGCGGCACACCGCCGCCCTGGTGCTGCGTGGATGCTTCGTAAGGTAGGGCGACGAAGACCGAGAGACCCGACGCTACCTTTTTGCGGAGAAAGCGCCGGGATCTCAACAGGCAAGAAAGGATAATCGCATGCCTGCTTTATTTAGTGCCGAAACCAAAAAGTCAATCCAAGCGCTATCCGACCTCGTCGACGAGTTCGATTGGGCGATGGCCAGCGTGTCCGACTTACGGGCGGCCGTCGGCGACATACAGCTGCAAATAGCCATCGACGAGGCGGAGAAAGCGCATCAACAGAAAGTGCAAGACTAACTAACAAAAGGGCGACTCGACTGGCGCGAATGCCAGCCGAGCCGCCTGAATCTCGAGGTCACTGCCAAGCAACCGGAGATTAAGGTGCCAGATAGTATCGCTCTCCACCCCAATCAAGAATCGCCTCGCCCTGCAGCGACGCGGCGCGATGCGCCAGTCAAGTGTGAGGCGTGCGGCCGCAGCGTCACACGCCATTCCCGTCAGCAGCGCTATTGCTCGGATCGTTGCCGCGATTTTGCTCGCCGCGAAAATAACGGCCGTACAGCGATTAAAAATTCGGTTTCGGGTGTAGATACCCGAAAACCCACGAACCCCCCTAAAAAGGTCAACGGTTTCAATGGCCTGCAAGCGGCAAAATCGGGGTCGACCCTCCGTATTTGTGGCCCGTGGCACGTAATTGAGCGCGAGCTCTTCGCCGGGTGCGATTGGCACGAGGTGATTTCGCCCGATGGCGTGGTCACCCAAGTCACGCAATTGCGGAGGGGGAAATGAGTGCGAAATTCCTCCTCGAAGATGCCATCAGCACGCTGCGCCAGCACGGACTAACCGGCGAGATTGAGCACGGACCGCATTTCAAGATCCGCTTCACCAACGCGCTCGGCAGCCGATGCTGTTTGATCATCTCGCGCTCGCCGAGTTGCCGATCCGCGCTCAAAGACAACCGCGCCGAATTGCGGCGCCTGATACGGAGGCCGGCACGATGAATGCCGATGAGCTTGACGACCTCGCCGAACGCGCCTGGAACGAGAGCAATGGTGACGTGATGACGGCGGTTAAGCTGTTGCGTGATTGGAGCGGGCTCAGCCTGGCCAACGCGATCTCAGTGATCGACGAAACGAAACCCGAGAGCGCACGTCCCGGACAGGAACTGGTTTACGTGGACGGTTGTGGTCGCGTTATTCGGAGGATCCGGACATGACAACCGCGGTTCCAGCCGCCTCTTCTCGCGCGCATCTCGAGACTTTCTTCTCGCGCGTCAATCCAATCCGCGGCCGGCTGATCTTTGCGCTCGACGCAACGGCAAGCCGGCAACCGACTTGGGACGCGGCTGCGCATCTCACATCACAGATGTTTACAACCGTCGCCGCGATCGGTGGGCTCGACGTGCAGCTCGTGCATTACCGCGGCGATGAATGCGTTGCCTCACATTGGCTATCGGACGGCAAGGCGCTGAGCGGCATCATGCGGGGCGTCGTGTGTCAGGCCGGCTACACCCAAATCGGTGCCGTTTTGACACATGTGCGCAAAGAGAATGCACGCCAGCAGGTCAATGCGTTGGTTCTGGTGAGCGATGCCTGTGAAGAGTACCCGCCGCCCCTATACGCCGAAGCGCGCGAACTGAATGTACCAGCCTTTCTTTTTCAGGAAGGCAATGATGCCCGAGTCGCGCGGATTTACCGCGAACTCGCTGCCATTACTAAAGGGGCTTACGACAAATTCGACAGCAACGCCGCACAGCGCTTGGCGGATCTGCTGAAAGCCGTCGCCGCCTTTGCCGCCGGCGGCGTCAAGGCTCTGGCCAACCAAGATACCGCGGCAGCCAAGCTGCTGCTCACACAGGTGCGAAAATGAGCGGCGCCTTGAAAATCATTTCCGCCGATGAACGATTGGCAGAGCGCCGCGGCGCCAAGATTTTGCTCTTGGGATCAACCGGTGTCGGCAAAACGTGGCAGCTGCGCACATTATTACTAGCGTCGACCGCGCTGTTCATCGATATCGAGGCCGGTGATCAGGCCGTGCTTGATCTGCCTGTGCCCACCATTCGGATCGATGACTGGAAGACTGCGTGCGATCTGGCGTGTCGCATTGGCGGACCCAATCCAAGCTTTCCGGCGACGTTGCCTTATAGCCAAGCGCATTACGAGGCCATTGGCGGCGCGCTGCCGGATCTCGATCGCTACGAAACGATTTTTATCGACTCGTTGACCGCGATCAGCCGGCTGTCATTTCGCTACGCCGAACAACAACCCGAAGCTTACAGCGAGCGCACGGGCCGCAAGGATCTTCGCGGCGCTTATGGCTTGCATGCACGTGAAATGATCCTGTGGCTAAACCAGCTACAGCACGCTCGAGAGAAAAATATAGTTTTTGTTGGCGTGCTCGAGCGCGTCGTCGATGAATTCAATAAAGGCGAATGGCAGCTGCAGAGTGAAGGCAGCAAAACCTCGCGCGAAATTCCGGCGATCGTCGATCAGATAATCACTCTCGGTTTTTTGGATTTTGGCGACGGCAAACCGCCAGAGCGTGGCTTTGTCTGCAACCCACAGAACATGTGGGGGTTTCCCGCCAAAGATCGCTCTGGCCGTCTCGATGCAATCGAGCCAGCGGATCTCGGTCGACTTATCGTCAAACTCACAGAAAGGAAATTGAACCATGACTGAGACTAACTTCGACTTCAATCAAGTAGATCCGCAACGCTCGTTCGAGGTGGTTCCGGAAAACACCATCGTCGAACTACAGCTGAAAATCCATCCCGGCGGTGCTGGCGATGACGGCTGGCTGAAGCGCGCTGCCGATGGCAAAAGCGAAGGGCTCGCTTGTGAGTGCACCGTTGTGGACGCGGAATACGCCAAGAAGAAGCTGAAGCTTTGGCTAACTTTAACCTTGCGCGGCACTACGCCAGGACACGCCGAAGCCGGCGAAATTTCGATGCGGACGCTGCGCGCAATTCTGGAATCAGCGAAGGGGATCCGCCCCGACGACAACAGCGAAGCGGCACAGAACGCACGCAAGCCGGCTAGCTGGGCGGACTTCGACGGGCTGCGCTTTCTTGCCCGTCTCGGTGTGCGCCCGCCGGAAAAGGGCTATCCGGCGAAGAACACGATCATCGAAGTGATCACGCCGGACAAGCAGAAGTGGAAACAGCCTGAGCAGATTAGCGCCAAGACATCGAGCGCCGCCGCGCCATCGGCACCGGCTGCAACACCGCCGGCGAACGCGATCAAGCGGCCAGAGTGGATGCGATCATGAACGAGATCACAAAGAAGGAAGACGAGTGGCAGCGCAAAGCGACGGAGGCCGCTATCGCCGCGGCGCGCAAGATCGCGCTCAACAGCACGGGCTTGCCACCGATGACACCGGTCAGCAAGCTCAGCGATCACCAATGGGGCTGGCTCATCGTCGGCGGAATTTTCGCTTGGATCCAAATCCGCGTTGAGCAGGCCATTGAAGAAGGTCTCGATCAGGAGCAGGCCGTGCGCATGACCGGGCTGACGCCATCGCCGTGTGACGTCGCGGTTGTGCGCTCGATCCTGCCGGCGCTCGACCAAGCGGGGATTGATTGGTCGCAGCCTGTGACGAATTGGTCGGAGGATGTGATGGTCGGCTTTCTGATGCTGGTGTGGCAGCTGATCAGAGAGGCCGAGATCGCGCGGGATCAGGGGCCGGGCAAGATCTTCCGCAAATCAGAGCTGCTCGAAGAGGTCGCCAATCCGGTCCCTTTCGTCCCGTAAGGTTCGTGATGACGCTGGAGCCGCTGCCCGGTGTCGATGCGATCAGATCGTTGCGCTGGATTTTGAAAGGCGGTGCTCCGTCAGCACGGGATGAGATGCGTGCGCTTGCATGAGAAAAAATGAAATGATCGAGATCATCGAGATCACGGCGATGACGCAGCGCAGTAAAATTCGCCCGCGCGACATGACCGAGACCGAGAAGGCCGACGAGCGCGATGCGGTGCTGACAGCCGAGCAACTGGTTGAGCGGCAGTGGCGCTCGGCGCCGCGGGGGCTGACGGTTGATAGCCCGGAAGCCAAAGCCTGGCGGAGTACTCCATTTTGGCAGCAATGCGAGCATCCACTGGGTAGAGCCAAGCGGCTGGCTCGAGAAAACGCCCGGGCGGAATTCCGCGCACGCTTGGCACGGGAGCGGGCCGAGCGAGCCAAACAGATGATCGAATTGCCGACGCATATAACCAGAATGACGAAGGAGGAGACGGCCGAGCTGAAAGCCGCGTGTCTGGATTTAGAACCCGTCAAATGAGCATAGCGCTGAATTTCAATCGTTCGAATCTGTCGGCACGGCCGATCAATACGCTGATCAACGAGCTGATCGAGCGCGCTGACGCGCCGAGCGAGAATTATCGGATGTATCTCGGCGCCAGCAGCATTAGCAGCGAGTGCTTGCGCAAGGTGCAATACGACTGGATGGTCGATCCGCAATTTCCGGTGCGGATTAAAGATATTTTCGAGCGCGGACATTTTCTCGAAGAGCGGACCCGCCAGCACTTAATCGCTGCCGGTTTCAAGTTCGCGCCGGCGGAGCGGCTCGAATTCAAGGCCGCCGATGGATTATTCCGCGGCCACGCCGATGGAATCCTCATCGCCGGGCCGCAGCTGCCGGCGCTGCGCTATCCGTGTTTGTGGGAGCATAAGTGCCTCAAGGACAAGGGCTGGAGGGCAATCGAGCGTGATGGTCTGGTCGGGCTCTATGCGTCATACGCCGGACAAGTCGCGATCTATCAAGCTTATTTGGATGTTTCCACCAATCCCGCGCTGTTCAGCGTCGTCAACGCCGACACCTGCGAGCGGCTGCATTTTCTGGTGCCGTTTGATGCGCAACTGGCGCAAGCAATGAGTGACCGCGCCGTCGCGGTGATCAAGGCGACTCAGGCCGGCGAGATGTTGCCGCGCATCACAGAAGATCGTGACGATTGGCGCTGCAAGATGTGCGGGCATCGCGATAGGTGCTGGCGATGCTGATGAGAATCCCCGCAGGCACGCAAGCCGGCGCCATTATGGCGGATCCCGGCATTGCCTTTCGCGCCTATTCGGCCAAGGGTGAAGGCCGCAGTCCGCAACGGCATTACCACTGTTCGCCGATCGACGAACTGATGCAGTTGCCGGTCGCCGAGATCACTGCGGCGGATTGCTTTCTGTTTCTGTGGGTGCCGTTGCGTTCAGTCGATCTTGTGAAGCCGCTGATGCGTGGTTGGGGATTCGCCTTTAGCGGTTCGGCATTCACTTGGGCCAAGCAAAACAAGAACGGCGTCGGCTGGTTCATGGGCAATGGCTACGGCACTCGTCACAATGCGGAAATCTGCTGGCTTGGCCGGCGAGGAAAGCCGCAGCGCAAGTCCAAGGGCGTGCGTGAGCTGATTGTCGCGCCGATTCGCGAACACAGCCGCAAACCCGATGAAGTCTATCAGCGCATCGAGGCGCTTTGCGCTGGTCCTTACGTCGAGCTGTTCGCCCGCCAGCAATGGCCGGGTTGGATCTGTGTAGGTGACGAGGTCGAGAAATTTCAGCGAGCGGCGTCATGAGCGCGCTGAACGAGCCGATCGCCAAACGTATTGCCAGGCTCATGCGCATGCTCGCGTCATCGTACGAGGGTGAATGGCACAATGCCGTCACGATGATGAAGCGGACTTTGGAAGCGGAGAAACTAACCTTCAACGATATCGCTACGGTGATTGAAAACCATCAGGGCGAGATCGAGGAACGCAAGTACAGCGACGCTGATGCCGAGATTATTTTCGCCCGCGGTGTCGAAAAGGGGCGGACTGAGGAGGCGCGCAAGCAGCAAGCGCCGCCGGAATTTTATGACGCCGATGGCCACCCGCGCTGGAGCGAGATTGCATTATTTTGCCAGAAGCACATCACGCAGCTGCGCAGCCAATGGGAAATAACCTTCATTAATGACATGGCCGGCAAAACGCTATGGCGCGAACCGAGTGACAAGCAAGCCAAGCATTTGCTCGCCATCTTCGTAAAGCTAGGCGGATCCTATGATCCAAGAACCACACACATACATTGCTGATGTCGCCAATCTGCCGAGGGCGCTTTGGCACCTCACCAAGCAAAAGCGCTGGGTCGTCTGGCGGTGGAAAGAGACTGTCAGGAAGAATGGAGAAGTGGCTTGGACCAAGCCGCCATATCAGTGCGGCAGCCCGGGGACTCCGGCGAAAGTGAATGATGCGAGCACGTGGGATAGCTATGAGGCCGCCGTCGCCGCGGTAACAGCCGGCCACGCCAATGGCATCGGTTTCATGCTGAAGGATTCCGAAGTGGCCGCCGCGGATCTTGATCATGTGCGCGACGCCACGACCGGCGAGCTGCTTGACTGGGCGCAGCAATTGTGTGTCGAGGCTGATGGTCTCGGGCTCTATCGTGAGGTGACGGTTAGCGGCTCCGGCTTGCGCTTTATCGGCCTGGCCGCAGGCGGCATCGAGCTGCATCGCAAGTTTACGTTTAACCGCAAGAGCGGCGCCGGCATTGAGCTTTATCGCAACACCGCGCGCTACATCACCATTTCCGGATTGCAGGAAGGATCCTGCCAAGAGTTGGGGCCGATCGGCGCCTATCTCGACGACTTGATGGTGCGTTTTAACGGGGCAACCAATTTCAATTTCAACACCGTCAAGCCACAACACGATTATTTCCGCGACCTGATCGAGAATGGCGCCCCGGAAGGCGAGCGCAGCGAAAGGTTTCAGGAAGTAGTCTGGCACTTGGCGAATGCCGGCTGGAGCATCGAGCAGATCGTCGATGAGCTCGCCAAATATCCAAATGGCATCGGCGTGAAATACGCCAACCGGCTGCTGGCCGAGGTCACCCGCTCATATCAGAAATGGCGCGCACGAACGGGGGGCGCCGGCGCGGTGAATCCGCAGCAGCAACAGACGGCAGGATCGCCGGCGTGGCTACAATCTTGTCAGTGTGATCGCAAAGGCAATCCGTTGTGCAATCTCAGCAATGCCATGCTGGCCTTGCGCAACGATCCGGCCGTCGTCGGTATGCTGGCGCACGATGAAATGTATTGCGGCGAGGTGCTGATCAGGAAAATCGGCGCCAAGGTCAATTTGGCTATGCCGAGACCAGTGCGCGATGTGGATGTCACCGCGATTCAAGAGTGGCTGCAGCTGAACGGCCTGCCGATCATCGGACAAGACACGGTGCATAAAGCGATCGATCAATGCGCCGATGAGCACCGGTTTCATCCGGTGCGCGATTATCTCGACAGCCTACGATGGGATGGCCAGCAACGTGTAGAATCATGGCTGACCACTTATCTCGGCGTCGTTTCTAATGAATACACCAAGGCAATCGGGCGGATGTTCCTGGTCGCTACCGTGGCGCGCATTTTCCAGCCGGGATGTCAAGTTGACTACATGCTCATCCTCGAGGGGCCACAGGGCGAATTCAAAAGCAATGCCTGCAAAATTCTCGGTGGCGAGTGGTTTTCAGATCATCTGCCGGATATCAGCACCGCCGGCAAAGACGTCAGCCAGCATCTGCGTGGAAAATGGATCATCGAGGTCACCGAGATGCACGCCATGAACAAGGCCGAGAGCAGTCAGCTCAAGGCCTTCTTGACGAGAACGGTTGAACGGTACCGCCGCAGCTATGGCCGCAAGGAGTCAGTCGAGCCGCGGCAATGCGTGTTCATCGGCACGACCAATAAAAGCATCTATTTACGCGATGAAACCGGCAACCGGCGCTATTGGCCGGCTAAGACCACCACGATCGACTTGGAGGCTCTAAAGCGGGATCGCGACCAGCTGTTTGCCGAAGCCGTGCAGCTGTTCCGGCAGGGCGTACAGTGGTGGCCGGATAAGAAATTCGAGGCGACGTATATCCAGCCGGAACAGGACGCGCGCTACGAGGCGGATCCGTGGGAAGACCCGATCGTTGAGTATCTGGGTCGGTTGCAAGATCGCAAAGTGACAATTTCTCAGGTCGCGAAGTTCGGGCTCGGATTTCCATCCGATTCCCGTATCGGCGGTTTCGATGCGCGACGCATTGGCACCGTCCTCGAACAAGAGGGATGGCAACGCAAGCCGAGACAGGGAAAGGGTCGTTGGTGGGTCAAATGAGCCCGGGTCGCGCACGCTAATTTCCATGGACCTCCGGCTACCCAGGCGCCGGGCAAGGATTTCCTGACAGGCGTAATGCCCGGCCATCTCTAATTTGCGGACGGGCCGATGGTTGAGCGGCTATAACTTGATTTTCTTCGCCGCGCCCGGTTCTTCCTCGGCTGGTTGCGGCGGTTCGAGAGTTCGTTCCGTAGGGATACTCAGTGGATCCGCCTTTCGGCTCCTTGCTGCATGGACGGGAGATGCAGGCTCCGGCGTGGCTCCCTGTGATTGTTCAGGACATTGATCTGGCCGCTCGCCTTCGCAGCAATGGACGAAGCCGCACCCACCGCATTCCGGGCATGGCCGCACGTCAAATCCGTCAGCGATGTAGCCGCGGGAGCAATAGTGACAGATCCTGCTTGGCCTCAGAGTTTAGACTCAGTTCGCGGCCGCGAGCCTATCACGATGATGGTACTCCTAGCTGGGCCCCGCTTGAGGCGGTGAACGGGCTCAATCCGTTCAATCGAATGCAGGCTTGGCGCGCCGCAGCCGCTTGATACCGGCGCGGCGCTTCTTGCCTTCGATGCGGCGCTCACGCGAAGCCGCGGTGGGCCTGGTCGGCCGCCGCTTCACCGGAGGACGCGCGGCGCGGCGAATAAGATCGATCAGGCGATCGAGCGCATCCTGCCGATTGCGCATTTGCGTCCGATGTCGCTGCGCCGTGATGACGATAACGCCGTCACGCGTCAGGCGCGAACCGGCGAGGCTTTCCAGCCGGGCGCGGAGATCGCTCGGCAGTGACGATGAACGGCGCGCATCGAAGCGAAGCTGGACGGCACTTGAGACTTTGTTGACGTTCTGCCCGCCCGGTCCGGAGGCGCGAACGAATTCTTCGGCGATCTCGCGCTCGTCAATCGCAATGGTCGGGCTGATGCGGATCATGGCGTGAACCTAGCCTGGATGCGCGCGGGGCGAAATCCAAAGCCCGGGACACTAGGAGGAAGCCAAGCGAGGCGGTTCGGGACCGGGATTTGACGTCGCACGTCTTTCATTTGTCTTGCGGCCGGACAGGGAAAGGCTGAAATGATCTTTGCCCGAGCGCCCGAGCGTTTTCGGCAGCACTTATTGTCGGCGACGTTTTGGCGGCGGGCGCCGCCGCGGTAAGGGGATCGGTCGTCCTCATCCAGCCGTTGACTTTGGCAACGCGGCGATCCCCAATAGATGGTGGTTGCGTCCGCCGCGCGCCAGCGCAATGGCCCGCGGCGCGGTCTGTCGAACGATTACGATGGTTCGGAGTGCTTCAAGCCGTTCGGCAACTATTCGATGTGCGCCGTGATCCGGGGCGAGGACGATCAGGCGTTCTACATCGGGCTGTGGGCCAAGAGCCGGGAGCACGACGGGCGCCCGCAACAGCGTCGTCACCACCAGTGGCACAGTGACCGCGCCCATCATGACGAGCGCGAGATCGTAAACAGCGGGCCGCCCACATGCTAAGAGCGCCCCGCTCCGTTGCGTAGCGAAAACGAATCTTTGCTGAGCGTATTGCGGCAATACTCTTTCTTCTAGGCTGTGAATAGCAATGCCGACACCCGTCAAATACGGCATCTATGACGGCTTCGCTGCGCGGCTCACGTCCAGCGGCGAGATATGGGTGTGTTTCAACGGCACTTGGTGCATGCCTAGCCGCCCGATGCAAGTTTATTGCTACGAGTGCGGGCTGCTGACCGAGCGGGACTATCTGCGCATGTTCGGCCCGGCCAGTCGCCGACCGGTGCCGCCCTTGCCGAACACTGCTTTCCGTTCCGGATGGTCCTCGCCGCTGGTCTAACATTTCGACCTAAGCCAAGATCGTGCCGCCGCCGCCGTGCTGGTGGACTTGCTGTGACGTTTAGTGCATCTGATTTTCTGCGGTGGCGCTGACTTCCATCTGATCGAGAACAGCTTCGAGTTGCCTGATCGCATTGATCGCTCTACGGACCCGAAACAACTGCTGGCTCCGCGTTGGCGCACGTAAAAGCTCGACCACATCGTCGATGAGAGATTCATCATCGCCAAGTTTTTCGAGCCGTTCGAGGTCCTCAATCAGGCGATAGGCGATAAGGCGATGGGCTTCGGTACCTTCCTTTGTTGGGAAGAACCCGCGAGTGGCCTGCGGTTCTACCCGCGTGTAATGTTGGGGAAGAGCCACGGTTTTGCTGCTGACCTGTACCGGCACCATCGCCTCTTTGCTGACCATCACGCTGATCTGCTTCGGCGCTTCAGGTATTTCGTCGCGCTCCATATCGGGCCGAATGGTCCCGTCTTCGATGGCTGTTTTGAATTGCGCGTTTGACAGGGTGCTCAGCCGATAAAGGCTATACCAGCTTGGCGGCAAAAGCTGCGCATGCGCAGGGTTTGTCAGCCGCCGGTCGCGCGCGATTGCCATCAGACGCTGCGCCGTCGAGGGTGTGAACGGCAGTTCGGCTTCGATCATTTTTTGAAACTGGCCATGCTTGAGTCTCTGCTTGGCGGCGACAAGCAAGCGTCCGCATTCGAGAATGCCGCGCAGGCTCGATTGCCAAGCGGCGCAGATTTTCTTCGCAAAGCCTTTCGCAGTCGTGGCGGTCATGACACGTCCTTTCGTCCCGAGGTGCGCCCGGCGCACACTTCGGGTGTCGGTTGAATCGATTTTCGAGAGTGGTCGCGGCTCGATCTTCGGCTGGCGCTGACCGTTTGGCTCTGGCCCGTGGGGCGCTGGCGCTGTGGTCCTTGGCTCTGCTGGCGTCGAGATGCCGCCTCGCGCGACCGATTAGCAGCCTTGAGCAGGTGCAGGCTGGCGTCAAGCGAACGCTGAGTTATCCACACTGGCACGCGCCGCGTTGCCGCTCTGTGGGCAAGGCATGGCTATTGCTGGCGGCGATCCTGCTGACGTTCATTGTCGCGTCCCGCTAGGTTACAAAGCTAATGGATTTCCACTTGGACAGTGGGTCAGTAGGCAACGAGCGAAAGCGAGAACTCTTTCAGTGGAACGTCGTCGACGACTCGACGCACTCGGATTTGTTTGGGACCCGTTTGAGTCCCTGTGGGAAAACAATTTCAGCCTTTTAAAGCGTTACAAAGAACGTAAGGGTCATTGCCGCGTTCCATTTGAATACAGAGAGAATGGCTATCAACTTGGGCATTGGGTCGCTAATCTACGAGCAAAAGCGGATACTCTTTCAGTAGAGCGTCATCGACGACTTGATAAGCCCGGTTTTGTTTGGAGAGTTCGCTGAACCGTGACCTGCCCCAGCTGGAGCAGGTCACGCCGATGCCGGCAGACTCTCCTAAGTTTAATAATCCATTGCGTCTTCAATTTTAAGTATCTCGTGGCTGATCCACTCCATAGCCTCGTCAAAGCTGGTCGTCATTAAGTCCGAGAGGAACTTCAACCAAATATCATTAGTCAGATCTGGCGGAACCGCGCCGCGTCTGGCCAGATGTTGATGCACTGTCAGGTTGGGATCACCAGCAGCATGGCTGGCAGAGACGAGAAAGTTTCGCACCACGCGATCAACGACGCGAGATTCGGAATCGGTCTCCTCCCTGCAATTGTGACACTCGGTCTTAGCTCTCTCAAGCGTTCGCTAGCATAGCGGCGCGTCCGATCGCGCATCCACGGGCCTGCGCGACGGGTTTAAAAGCCTGCGACGGCTCTTAGCTGAAGCTTAGCTGACGCGATCGTTAGCTTGGCACTTGCTCCGATCAAATCGAAGATTTGCAACAGGGAGCGCCGATTGACTCGTTGCGGAGATTTTGTATGTCGTCAGAACATTTCGGACATTCGGTTTGACATTTTAAGAGAGTGTCTGGCTCATCTGGTTTGAAGCTTCAGGCTGCGATTGCCTGCCGA